TCTTGATATGGTCAGAATTGATAGCAAAATAAGAGAAGTTATCAATGAAATTAAGCTTGAAGAAGCTAAGATTGCTACTAGAGAAAATGCAATTGCTAATTCGGCTCCACAAGTTTCAGTAGCTACTTAATAAAAAAGCTACATCGCTGAAAACGTACTTTCTTCTTAAGGTTCTCTTGCACTTCATATAAATATAATATATAAATCACTCACTATACTAAAACTTGTATATAGACGCGTATAGTCGACGGCCTAGAGACTATATACAATTAACTAGGAGGATATAAATATGGCAAGAACAAACTTTTCTGGACCTATCAATCAAGGTAACGTTCAGCAAACAACAGATACTAAGTTTACTGCTAACAAAGTAAGAAACGTAGGATTTGTAACGTGTACTCAAAGTTTTTACTTTGATCACCAATCAACACAATATACTGTCGATGACGATAGAATTGTAGCAGCTAGTACTTCCGCAGGTGCACAAACTGTACTTAATGGAACTAGTGTTTCTGGTTTAACAATAAACGGAAACAAAATGGCTATGTCAATGACTATTACATCTGCAGGAAATGATTCTGGTGAAACAGCAACTATCGTTGGAACAGATTGTTTTAATCAGTCTCAAAGTGAGACTATAACGATGGCAAATACTGGGACTGTTAATACTACTAAATACTTTGCAACTGTTACAAGTGTAACTTTTTCAGGTGCCCCTGCGGGTGGCGGAGCTAAAATAGGAATTACTTTAGCTGATAGTGTAGTTGTATTATGTCAGTCTGATTTTAATGGTTATCCATTAAGCCAAACATCTACGTCTACTGGTAAGAACTTAGCGAATAATATTATTATTCCTAAAAATTCTAGAATCAGTGACATGAAATTGATTGTAAACGAGGCATGGAACTCAAGCGGTAACGTGACTTGGAAAATCGGTGCAAATTTAAATACATCAGCAACGGCTTATACGTTAGATGATGATTATTTTGCAGGTGTTACAGCTAGCATTAAAGCGATTGGAAGATATGGTAATCCAGCAGATTTAGATGTAGCTACAGGCGCACAAACTAAAAATGGTTTGAACGTTTCTGCAGCAGACACTGATTCATTTGAATCTGATAAAATGGTAGCAGTTATTGTTAATCAAGCCGGTTCGGTTTCAAGTGCAGGTGAAGCAACATTGTTTATTGATTATCAACAAGCTATAAACGACACTAACTAATAAAATTTAACTAGGGCCCTTCGGGGCCTTAGTATAAATTAGGAGAAAAAAATTATGGCTATGACAAGCCCACAGGCACAAACATTATTTGTAGCAGCAAACACTGCATCAATTGCAGCATTGCAAACTACTGCAGGAGCGACTGCTCTAAATTTAACATCAACAGGAGCAAATGTTGTAACTTTAGGTCAATTTACATTTGGCATGAAAATAACAATAACTTCAGCTGGAAATGAATCTGATATTGGTTTTGCAATTGTAGGAACTGATCTTTCAGGAGCAGCAGCATCTGAAACTTTAACAGGTCCAAATGCAACTACAGTTACATCTACTAAATTTTATAAAACAATTACATCTATTACACCTGACGGTGCAGTAGGAAATAATACTTCAGTAGGAAATGCTGTTTCAACTTCAGGTTCAATTGCAACTTTTGCAGGCAGAACTAGATTAAGAGGATTATTTGGAACTACTGCAGCAACGGCTGATACAGTAACAAGTTTTCATAATGGACTGAATACATCTGAAACTAGAACATTTGCTATTCACAATCCTTTAGCAGCTAAAACTTTTATTAATCCAGCAGATCCGCCAGAAGGTATTTTATTTAAAGATGGCTTAACAGTAGATATGCCTAACAATAGCTTTTTAAGTTTAACGATCTACTACGACGGTTAGGAGACATAAATGGCTAACGTTACTTCAGGCTCTTATACTTTTGATAAGACCTTCGCAATTGATGATATTATTGAAGATGCATACGAACGTATTGGCCTACAAGGGACATCTGGCTATCAATTAAAAACTGCAAAAAGATCACTTAATTTATTATTTTCAGAATGGGGTAATAGAGAACTACATTATTGGGAAGTTGCAAATCAAAGTGTTCCATTAATTAATGGAGTAAACACATACACCTTTTTTAGAACTACAGCTGATGGCACTCAAACAAGCAGAGTAAGTACAACTTTATCTGCTGCTATTTCATCTGCGTCAGCAACAACTGGAATAACTTTAACATCAGTTGCTAACTTACCTACACTAGGTTTATTATTAGTTGGCACAGAACAAATATCTTATACAGGTCTTTCATCTACAGAATTAACAGGAGTTGTAAGAGGAGCTAACGGAACTACAGCTGCTACACACAGTAACGGTGCAACAGTCAATCAATTTGTAAGTGGTATGGATGATATATTAGAAGCTAACTATAGAAATTCTTCTAGTGTTGATTCACCTTTAACAAAAGTAAGTAGATCACAATATCAAGCATTTTCTAATAAAACAGACACGGGTACACCTACATCATATTTTGTAGAAAGATTTATTGATAGAGTTACTATGACTATCTATTTAACACCAGGTGCTTCTGAAGCTGGTAATCACATTAATTTTTATTATCAAAAAAGAATACAAGATGTTGGAGATGCCTACACAAATGCTGCAGATGTACCTTATAGATTTGCGCCTTGTATGACAGCAGGTTTAGCATTTTATTTATCACAAAAATATGCACCGCAAAGATCTCAAGAATTAAAACTTTATTACGAGGATGAATTAAAAAGAGCGTTAGCAGAAGATGGATCTTCTTCTAGTACGTTTATAGCTCCTAAAACTTATTACCCAGGAACATAATGGCAGCATACGCACAAGGTAAATACGCATTAGCCATATCAGATAGATCGGGACAAGTGTTTCCATATAGAGAGATGGTTAGAGAGTGGAATGGTGCGTGGGTACATACATCTGAATATGAACCTAAACAACCACAATTAGAACCAAAACCAATTAGTGCTGATCCTCAAGGTCTATGGAGAGCAAGACCAGCAAGAGTAGCTTTACCTACACCAGCTGTTTTAAATCTTAACCCTATTGCAACAAATGGAACTACAACAGTAACTATTACTCAAGATAGACATCAAAGAAAGACAGGAGATTTTGTAAGACTTTATGATGTAAAAGAATCCGTTGGAGGTTTAAGTATTGCTGAATTAGAATTGTCTACAACATTAGCTACGGCTATAAATGCTACAGACACTACAATTGTATTGGCTGATACAACTAAATTTCCTTCTTCAGGATTTATTTGTATTATATCGTCTGATCCTACAACAAACTTAGATACAACAGAAACTATTAAATACACTGCAAACAACACGGGCACAGGCACGTTAACTGGTGTTACTAGAGGATCTGCTGCACCGTCATATGGTAAAACACCTGTGGCTACAACTGCTGCAGCTCATGCTGTGGGAGATAAAGTTTTTGGATCTAGAGAAATAACTATTGTAGAACAAAGCTTTATAAACGACGCTAATGCTACAGAGACGTATAGCAATAAATTTACTTTTGTGGTAAATTCTACACCATCCACACAAACAGGTGGTGGATATTTTGTATTTGGAGGACCGGTAAACGATAGAGCTTAATTATGTCAGGAATTAGTTATAACACTTTAGTA